AGGTTCGTTGTCGCCAACCATCCTTACTCCTTTAGCCTTAAACCCTCCCGGTAGATTTGCAAACTGCCCTGCATCTATCAGCGAACGCATTGCCGCAGTGGCACTCATAGTCAAATTACCAAGGAAGTGTATAAGACCAAGCCCGTAAAAACCAAAACCCGGTACAAACCTGTAATGAACAAAGTGTTCTATCTTTTCTTTGTTTGGATCATCTTGGTTATAGTTTCTACGAATACTTAGTATCTGTCGAGACTGACTCTCAACAGTAACAATATATGGGAGGGGAATATCTTCCCCCTCGATATCAAGATAGCAGTGCTGTTCCAGCAGCACATACTGAGGATCATTATCAGAGGAGGGGGACAACCCAATGATTGTATCCATCTTCTCTGCAAAGGTTGTAATATTATTAGCTGATGGTGTGGGAAGATCAATGTCCTGATAAACACCAGCATTAATATCCCGTGCTATCTCAACAGGACTGCGATAGATTACATGTGTGTAACGATCAGCATTGGCAAGATCAGTTGCGTAGTATGATACATAGAACTGATCAATAGGAATAAACTCAGAGCGAGGACGCTTGGTTGTTGCGTCATAGTACAGCTTCTTAAAAGCCGATCCAATAATCGGAAGATGGAACAGCATTCTTTCAAACTCATCAAAGTATTCGGGCATCTGCTCCGTTACCTGATAGTTCATAAAGTTCTGAACTCTGTTAGCCTGTAATTCTTTTTCTGCGTTTGACTTGCCAAGTATCTGTGCCTTGACAGGACCGCTTGATGGGAATAGCTCACCGGAAGCCTTGGATTGGAACTTGACTGCTGATTCAATCAGGAGAGGATGTACGGCGGTACATGCGCCCTCAAAAGGTTCAGACCCCTGCTCCAGTTTAAGACCAAGAAGATCAAAGCCGCTCTCAAACATAGACTCCCACTCAGCACGGGAATCTTTATCAGACTGATAGTTTTCAATGACATCGTTGGCAATATCGTTCAGTTCGTCTTCTTCAAGAAGTTCAGACATATCACCGAACCATTCAGCAATATCTTCTGATGCTTCCATACCCACAGCTTCTTCAGAGAAGTCAACAATAACACCACCATCTGAAGGATCAACCTCAAAGGTTGCGTTGGCCTCTTCTTCTATGGGCATAGCAACAACATCGCCAACTTCTTCTGGCATCATATCGTATGGATTTCTTTCAGTAGCCATTTATTTCCCTATTCAAAATTTGTTCCCTGCATTAATTATATCATACAAACTGGTAAAGCCCAAATCTTTTATGCAGCTTTAACTGCCTCTGTTAGACATTCCAGTATGTTGCCCTGCCCCTGCTTACCCGATCCTCTTCTTCTTCGGGGTCTTCGGGATGGGAGAGGTGCCATGATTCTTTCATATAGTGTACTGCCATAGTGAGGGCATCTACTTGGTCATCATGCGCTGCATTGGGAAAACGTATAAGTTCTTCAATGAGATCGTCTGCCCACTTCTTACTCTTGGGTATCCATAGCCTACCCGCTTCCATGATAGGGCTGGCTGCGTAAACTCTGGATACCTTATCCCTGTCAGGATTATATTCCATTACCGGGAGTCCTGCCCGTCGCATATCCTGTATGAGCGATTGACCGGATGCCTTCTTCTCCACCATGCAGACATCAGGTCTATGTTCATTGTATAGTTTCTGCGCCAGCCGTCGAAGTTCTGGATACTCGAAGCGGCCCTTGATGTTGCCAAGAAGTATCAGGTGGGCTGCAAAGTCCTCCCTGCCCTTATCATCTTGGTCATACATGTAGAATATACCCCATGTTTGTATGACACTGTAGTCAGCGGTGGTACTGGTAGAGAAGGCAGTATCAAGAGTTTGTATGACAAATTCACAGTTAGGTGGGTCTTCGTAGTCCCAATCCTGTATCCACCGTTTCTTTATAAGACCACCCTCTTCAGGTGTGGGGTCTTGCATGTAAAGAGAGTTCCAGTACCGGCTTCCGTTACTTGCCTTAATCTCACTCTCATCCATCCTGAGTATTCTGTCAGACTTCCATTCAGGAAAGTAGCTACTTCCTACTGGAAGGTCAAGTAGTTCTGAGGCATCTTCGTCTAACCATGCAGGTATCTTCACCACCTCCCATGGTATAGTTTCATAGTCTGACATATTCTCCTGCTGCTTTAGTAGCCAGCCGCAGAGATCATCATAGTGATACCTTGTATTGATTATGACAATGGCACCATCCGGCATGATACGTGTTCTGAGTCCAGCAGGATACCACTCTTTGATAAACCTTCTACCTGCACTGGAGATCGCATCTTCTTCAGACATAGCGTCGTCAAGTATAGCTACATGTGCGCCACGACCAGCAATCTGTGATCTGACACCGGCAGCATAGTATGTACCATTATGGTTTGTCTTCCACTTACCAGCAGCCCTGACATCACTTCTCAGTGAGACACCTCTGAATACTTTCTGATATTCCTCAGTGTTTACTATGTCCCTGACTGATCTGCCAAAGTCACTTGCTAGTTGATCACTGTGCGATATGCTTAGTATCTCATGTTCAGGGTTCCTGCCAAGATACCATGCAGGAAACAACTTGGAACACACAACAGACTTACTGGAACGTGGTGGAAGAAAGACCATCAGTCTTTTTATTTGACCATCTTGTACCTGTTGTAGTTTATCTGAGATAACTTCAATGTGCCGACCCATTCTGAAGTCAGACACAATTGAAGGTGCCATCAATCTTACAAAAGACAAGAAGTCATCATTACATTGAGTATCAACATTCTGCTTTAACAAAGCTTCAAGGTTGACATACTGTTCTATATAGTTACTATCTAAATACTCCATAGTACTATTATACACTATACTTTAGAGATATACAATAGAGATACTAATAAAATAATAAAATAATACTAATAAGGAACTAATTAGTACCGCTTTGTTGTAATTATGTCACAGTATGGATACCTTATTTTATTTTGATGAGTAGTCCGTAGATTTTTGTCTGTATATGAGAGTGGTTGTTTATATATATATACATGTGCAGGTTTTTTTTCGCACCCCCCCGCATAGCAGCGAAGCTGCCAAACCTTGCAAGTCGATGGGAACCCAATTATCTCTCCGTAGTAGGAACAGAATGTTACTACGGAGGAGAGTAATTGGTAGTAGCTTTGACAAATTCATCCATTGGATGCTCTGTTGTCAGCTTCTACTACTCTGTAGTAATTCCAGAAAACTAGCTAAGTCCTTGCGAAAGCGTAGCTTTTTCGTGCTATGCAGTGTTTACAACACTGTCATGCGCCTGATGAAATGCTTTAGCATTTGACGAGGCTTGACAAACCGAATGACGATAAGCTAGATTAACCTAATTAAACCTCTTTAGTAGAGTATCTTACGATACTAAAGAGGGTTAATTAGATATTATAACCCAACCAACCAACCTAATCGGAGATTACCATGTCGAACATTTCATTCCTACAATCAGAGATTGACCAGCATCTTGATGGCAACTTCCAAGTTCACACATCCGTGAATGGCGGCTTTGTAGACCTGCACGACCAACATGGTTGGTGGATTGCCACACTGGACGAAGACGAAGCTACGCTTGAAACAATTATAAATCTTTAATCGGAGATTAATATGTTACGTTTTGAACGGGATATGAATATCCACAAGTATAACTTGTTTGAGTTACAGAACCATCCTGTAAATCAGGATCAGGACCATTTGACAATCTGTGCATTCTTCGAAGACGAAGAACAATTCCAGATTCTTGCAAGCAAGCTCAAAGATCGCATCTTCAGACAAAGAAACGAAGAGGCAGAGCCTTATGAGGATGAGGATTATTATGTTTGAGAAAATTAGAAATACAGCTTTGCTGTTGATGTTTCCGGCAGTCCTTGTCGGAATGTATGGGTTTTGCTTTAGAGGTTGGGACACTTTCCCAATCCTCTTTGCATTGCCATTCGCATTCATAGCACTGTGTGCGTGGCTTACGGAAGGCTGCGACTAACTTAATTAATGTCTTACAGTAGAGTATCTTACGATACTGTAAGACGTTAATTAAACTATGGCAATTT